TGTATTGTATTTGACAATTTACTTACAGAAGAAATTGGAGAATATGATTTTGATGAGCATGATAATATTGACTCGGGCCCGTTTGAGATTACCGGGCTCTAAGACTAAGGTCGTAGTTGAAAATCTTGTATATATTATGGATACCATGCGGATAATAATTGTTCATAACATTCCGTAGAGGCTTGTATATATTGCCTTGTGTATAGGAGGTTAATAATACTCTGAACAAAACCGGATGTGGATTAATCCATCCACATTTGTACATAAATAAGGATTACTACAAATTTAAATAATAATAATAATAATAATAATGTAAATAATGTAAATGTAGCTGTTAAGACTGTGCAGCCAACTGCTACTCATTTCGATGATCAGTTGACTCCATGGACTTATTCAGTACCCAATAATTTTGAACCTACATTTGATGTTGCTTCAACATCGGATACGGTTCAATCAATTTTTAACCGTCAGATATTAATTCGTAATTATCAATGGGCAATTGGACAGACGCTATTTGAAAAATTTAACCCGTGGAGGGATTATTTTGAAAACCCACGTGTTATTAATAGGATAGCAAATTTTCGTTTGCTACGTTGTAGATTGCACTTGAAATTTGTCATTAACGGAAACGGATTTTATTACGGTAGGTGTATGGCATCTTATGTGCCCTTACATCGATTAGATCGTACCACCAGGTTTAGGTTAGGAAATCAGCGAGATTTTATTGCAGCTTCACAGAGGCCGCATATTTATTTGGACCCCACAAATAGTCAGGGAGGTGATATGGAATTGCCTTTCTTCTATCCTAAGAACGCTATGGAGATTCCATTGGCAGAATGGGATAATATGGGTGAAATTACATTGGCCGATTTGACGCCTTTGTTGATCACAACTGATAATACTGATCCAATTACTATATCTGTTTTTGCTTATGCTACGGATATTCATATTTCACAACCTACATCTACTCAACCGACATTACAGAACCAAATGGATGAATATACTGGTGTTTTATCTAAACCAGCCAGTGTTATTGGTAACATTGCTAGTAAATTGAAAGTTATACCTAGTATAGCACCATACATGCGAGCTACGGAAATGGTAGCTAATACGGCAGCGTCATTAGCATCCTTTTTCGGATATAGTAAGCCGAGGGAACTAGAAATGTGTAATATGGCTGTCTCAGCTTTTTACGAGGGTAATGTTTATAATACTAAGAGTCGAGCCACAACTTTGGCTTTAGATTCTAAGAAAGAAGTTACTATAGATCCTCGTACTGTTGGTTTGTCTCCGAATGATGAAATGTCATTTGTTGAGTTAGCCAAAAGAGAATCTTATTTAACTTCGTTTGAGTGGACCACTGGTGATTCAGTTAATGATTTGATTTTTAATTCTCATGTTATGCCTACTTTATCTGGAGTGGATGGCTCTGGAGAAGTGCATTTGACGCCCTCTGCTTGGGTGTCAGTGCCTTTTAAGTGGTGGCATGGTTCCATGGAATTTAGATTTCAAATTGTTGCTTCCAAATATCATAAAGGTAGGCTGCGTATAGTATGGGACCCAAATTATCAAGCTAATAGTGAATATAATCTTAACTACCAAGAAGTCATTGATATTAATAGTATTAGTGATTTTGTGTTTAAAGTAGGCTGGGGACAGCCGGTATCATATTTACCAGTTATATCTCCTACTACAGAAGATTTTGGCAATGTTGCCATTCAGCAGCGTATAGGTAATGGAGTGTTATCAGTTTTTGTGGTTACAGATTTGACTGTACCCACCGCTGTAGACGCTCCAGTTATTATCAATGTTTTTACACGTATGTGTGATGATTTTGAGGTTGCTGAACCTACAGGAATAGGGTTAACTAAATATGATTTATTACCACCATTACCTGATCAAGTACAATCACCATTATTGACATATCCTGGTGTATTTTTGCGTATGATTACCACTCCGTTTAGGGAGGAGGTTCAACCAGTAGCTACTGGTATAGGATCTTTAGGATCAGGATCTGTTGCAGGACTTCGTGAGGTAAGTTTTAATTTACCTTATTGGAAGGATCCTGGAACAACTATTGATACTGTCACTATTCGTATGCGAACTACCAACGTTAATAATACCACTCTAACTGTTTTTTTAAACGGAGCTTCCGTTTTGTTGAACGTTTTGGGTGGTACAACAAATTTGTTGGGAGCCAATATTTTGATGGATGTGTCTACATTGTCGGATGGTCCTAATTCTTTGTTTGGGCAATTTACATTTCCCGATTGGAATTTAGCTGGAGGTTCGACTTTCGAAGTTCTTGATTTTACAGCAAGGGTGCCCCAAGGTGTAACTTTGAGGTATTTGCCCTTTTTGGATTCCACTGCAGGTTTTAATGTAGTTGGTACCCAAACTATTTATGCTGGAGAAGATGTTAGTCGTATTGGACCTGGTGGTCTTGCAACTTATGTTGCTCCAGATAATAAGGTGATCAGAGGTGAATTTGGCATAGTCCATGCTCTTGTTCCAGAAAATGATGCTCAACTTGAGTTACAGCCGCAGTCTTTAATTGCTTCTACATCCTCGACGCAAGGAGTTCCTACGCCGTGGATTATTAGAACTGTTATAGGAAGTACTCCTATTTTAGACTGGATTGGTGTAACCAATGTAAGTATTGGTTACGTTTGGTGTTTAGTTTCAGATCCTGTATTGGTTAATCAATCAGAGATTTATTTACACAATCAGATGGACGAGAGTACTACAACAGTACCAACATCAGCCCCTATTGGGGATTCCCCACAAACTACCATGGGACCTACAATCACTGAAGCGCACAATTGTGTGTTTTTTGGTGAAGCAGTTTCTTCGTGGCGAGTTTTATTGAAAAGATATGTCAGATGGTTGCAATTTCCTGGAGACGATTTCACGTATGATTTTCCTATTTATCCTTCATATTTGGAGAATTTAGGATTATTTAATGAATATTTGACTCCTATGGAATGGGTTATGCCTGCATATGTTGCCAGTAGAGGTGGTACGAGATTTTGTTTCTTACCCCCTAATGGCGAACTTTCGCAAGTTGTAGTTGCTCGTGGAGATGGTGAATTTCCTGGATTTGATTTCCAGGGTTCATCTGTCTCTATGAGTGATACATTCGGCGGCCCGGCGGCATCGGCATATGTGAATATTGCTTCTTTTAACGAATTAGTCGTTGAGAATCCGTGGTATTCGCCTTACCGTTTTTATCCTAACCGACAAAGAATTGTCAAAGACGATTCTGAGAAAATGTTACATACAAATTGGACCAAGGTTTCAACACCTAATTCATTGCCTGTATATTTGATGGTTGGTGCAGCAGAAGATTTTTCTTGTTTCTTCTTTTTGTCTGCACCTATTGTTCAATTGAACACATAAAACAAGAATTTTGTATATTTGTATATTTGTATATATGTTTGCGCAAATGCGCATATACGTGATCTGAGTAGCACAGATCAGTGGCGATAGTAATTGTCATCCAAACTAGCTTAATTATTTTGATAGCAGTTTGGAACTGCTACCAATTTTATAATTGTAGTATAGAATGGCGAAATTTAAGAAAATTTTAAAAAATAGAAATATGGTTTAAAATCCCTTTTGGTTATT